GCCTACGCCAGCGGCGGGTCCACGAAAAAAGATGGCTGAAGACGCTGACGTAAAGAACAGGCTTCCACCCTCCCACTGTGCGAGGTCCAACGACGCTGCCGTGTTCACGGTAGCTGTGCCTGCGGTGATCGTGCAGGTGCCTGCTCCGATGTTGTGGAGCCACACCACGTCGCCTGCTGCGAACACTGCGTCGTCGACGGTGATGGTGGTTGCTCCGGCGTTGTTCATCACGATCCGGGTGCCTTCGTCTCCGGCAGCGAGCGTGTAACTGGCGGTCTTAGTGGTGACCGTCCAGTTGTAATCGTTCTCCTGCAACGAGTTCATCTCGGCTGCGGTCAATACTTGACCGGCAGTGAATGTCTGTTTCGCCATGACGCTCCCTTAGTAGGCGAGGATGTAATCCGAATCTAGCACGCCAAAACTCACGTCATCTAGAATGATCGGTTGGTCAAGGGCTGAGGATAGTCCGAATCTGACACGATGCGAGTCAATGCCGACTGTGTGTTCAATCTTGTCCACCACCCCAGTTTGATCGATCGCTGATCCTCCACCCGGTGGGCTGTAGATGACACGGATCACATCGCCAAGTTCAATACCGACCACCGTGTTCGCCTGACTAGAGTTCAACCGTGCGAGGTTGACTTCTAACAGTTCAAATCGGGCACGAGGCGTCCCATATCGGGACACCAGAAAGTCTGCGAAATCTTGACTGTCGCTATCTGCGGTGAATAGCAATCCGTCGTAGTTGAGTGTCCGGATGCCGTAAGCATCTTGTGAGGTGGCGTTATCTGCGCTCTGGACGTTGCCTCCGTTACGGGTGACGGTGGCACGGTTGTAGAGCAGTTCAGAGCCGACCTGAATGCCGATGTTGGAATACGGGATGTTGGTGCCGGTGTCGTCAAAGGTGGCGGTAGCGGTGGATGGGATGGCAGTGTGTCGGTTCTGAAAGGTGAGTTTGCCGTCAGCAGCAACGAACAGGCGACCACCTTCGGTGCGTTCCACCAGTTTGGCGTAAGTTGCCACGTCGGTACCGGCAGACACCGTGTCAGCCTGCAAAGTCTCCACACCATCATCAATGTCACGATCCGCAACTGGGAAATCAACCTCGGTGCGATTCAAGATCGCTGTGATCCGTTCACCTGACAACTGAGAGGTGGCAGTGAATCCGTCCAGTTTGGTGCGACCCAACAACGATAGATAGTCGGATGCGACAGCGGTGGCTATGGCGTCACCGTCAATGCTGTATTCCAGATTCCAGTCATCGATGTCTCCGGTGAAGATCGTGGTGGAACCGGTTTTGATGACGATCCGTTTTCCGGGCACGATGTCGGTGGAGTAGGTGCCGCCACCGGTCGGGTCATAATCCCTGTCACGGTTCTCCACTGACACCGAACAGGTACCAGCCTGCACATCATCCAGCCAGCGTGACCGTCCACGACGCACCGTCACCGAGAACACATCAGAGGTGATGTCCACCGGCACTGAACCCTCCAACACATCGGAGTCCAGAATGCCGTTCGTAGGCGAATCCAAAATGAACGGGTCGGCTGCACCCGAATCTGAATAGAACAGAACGGTGGTATCAACAGGGAGGATGTGGCTCACGCCGCTCTCCAGCCTGCCCCGTTCCGACGTTCATACGCTGTGATCGCATCAACCACCGACTGACCGATCATGCCGGGATCACCGACACCGGTCTGCACCGTGATGTTGTACGTTGAACCGATCCCACCCGACTTGTTCAACGGCACCACTGCTTCTGGTGTTCCCTTCTCCGCAAGCAACGCCAACGTGGGTCGGGTGACGATTCCACCTTCAGCCATCGCACCAGTCGGAATGTTCACCGGGGGACCGATACGAGTTGAACTCACCAAACCGATCTGACCGCCAACAGCAATCGCAGCCATCTCGTCACGAGCATTCGCCACATACGTTGAAGCAGCAGCAGTGCCAGCCACAATCTCTGCGATCTGAGTACGAGCAGACTCCAACCGTTCCAACTTCCTCAACGCCGAATCCAAATCACCCTGTTCAACCAACACCTTGAACTGGGTTTGCACATTCTCAGGAATCCGACCCAACGCTTCGATGGCCACATAGATCGCTTCTGCAGCGTCACGTTGCGCCTGCTCCAACTCACGACTGCCAACCGTCGCATCAACCAACTTTTCGTGATAGTTCTCAATCGCATCAGCAGCGTCATCAACAGCGTCCTGTTGCCGGAACAAACCCAACAACGTCTCAATCTCCGGAATCAACTTGTTGGTTGCCGAATACACATCACCCAACGATTCTTTCAACACGTTCGTTTTCCGGGCGAACTCTTTCGCTGCCTCAGTTGCCAACCCGTTGATGATTGCGAGTTCGTCAGTCGCATCAGCCACATACGTTGACTCCTCACGAACACCCTTCAACGCTTCAACCTGACGGGCTTCCTCCTCACGAGCCTTCTCTAACGCAGCAGTCCACTTCTCCGTTTCACGGATAACGATCTCAAAATCTGCTGTCGTCCCACCCAGTTCAACCTGCAAATCCTCTTGCAACGCCTTGAATCCCTCAGCGGACGAACCGTACTTGTCGCTCGCATCGATCAAATCTTGGATCGCTGGAACATTCTCACCCTGAATGAAATCGGTCAGATCGGTCACAGACAAACCGAGGTTCGCAACCGCATCACCCAACCGATCTGTGGTGAACGTGTTGACCAACGCTGCTTCGGTCGCATCCTCTTGCCCACGAGCCTCAGCCTCCAACGCATCAGCCATCTCGTTGGTTCGGGCAATCGCATCCTCTTTCGCTGTCTTGTACGACATGTAGAGATTCGTTCCAGCGAAAATGGCGATGCCGAGAATGCCCAAGGACGTGTTCGCAGTTTTCGCAGCAACACCGAATCCTTGCAACGATGTTGAAGCCGACTTGAAACCGATTGCCGCAGCACCAGTCAAAATGATCGTCTGCTGCAAACCTTCAGGAAGTTCCGTGAACGCTTCGATCAACGGCATCACAACTTCCAACAGGCTCTCAATGGCAGGCACCAACGCCGCCCCAATCGTTGCTTGAGCATCATCGAGCCGGGCAGCCAAAATACGTTGTTGGTTCGCAAGGCTGTCCGATGTGTTCGTGAAATCTCCGGCAACCTTGTCCGTTTCCTCCATCAACAACGAGTAGCGTGCCATCACCTTGTCGGCCTCGGTCATCTCGTTAGCCGAATCAACCAACCCGATCTCAACAGCGTGCAACCCGACCGCAGCAGCAGACAGATCGATACCGAACTTTCTGATCGGTTCCGTTTCACCAGCCAACGAACTTTGGAATACCTGTGCCGCTTCGGGAACATCCAAGTTCATCACCGACGCAAAGTCAGCGATCCGAGTCGTCAAGTTCTCGGTGACAGCAACAACGTCACCTTCCGATCCGGCGATCTGTTGCGTGAACCCGGCGAACTGGACAGCGAACCCGTTGAACTCACGGGCAGACAAACCGACCGCCTCAGCCGCATTCTCACCCAACTTCAGGATGCCGTCCGATGCGTCACCGAACGTCACGTTCACAGCGTTGATCGACTCACCCAAATCCGACGCTGCATTGACCGCAGACTTCGCAAAGTTCACCACCTCACGGGTAGCGAACGCAGCACCAACCGTCTTAGCCAAACCCTTCATCTGGCCAGACAAACCCTCAGCAGCCTTCTCCGCTTCGATAAAACCCTTCGGGTTGAACTCGCCGAGGATCTGGATTCTCACGCCACCTTGCGCCATCAGATCCGCTCCAATCTCCGAGTCACATCGTCAGAGAAATCCTTGACGATCAGTTCCACTTCACGCACCACATTAGACCTCTCAGCCGCCACCGCAGGGAACACCGTTCGTGAATACTTCGATCCCTTCAACGACCCGAACCGGATGTTCGCTTGCATGTTGTTGACGAACGCCACACCACGACCCTGACGACCACGGGCATCAATGTATTTCCCTTCACGACCAGCCCAATCAAACATCGCTCCAGCCGGGTTCGTCTGCCGGAACGAGATCAGAGGCCAAGTGTGTTGCTGCGGAATGTACCGGCCACCGGTCGCCACTTTGAAACCACGAACCACACTGTTCGTATCCCAACCCAACCGGCCACCACTTTTCCAATGAGAAGTCGGAGCAGACGGATACCGCAGATTCGACCGGACAATCTGACCGGCACGTTTGATCAACGGATCGCCAGCCTTCCGAATCTTCCGTTGCGTCTGAGACACCAAACCCTTCTCAAACTTGCGGACCTCACGGAACACCTCACGGACCCCGACAACAACAACCTCGTCAGCCATGACTACCGATTCACCCGATTCTTCGCCTTCTCAATCTGTTTCGCACGCTCATGCAGTACGTCAACCATAGCCTCCAACATGCCGTCGGGGGCTTCGATCAGATCGTTCGGGGCAATCCCAGTTTCAACAGATAACTGGGCGACAAGATATGTCAGGGTGTCTCGTCTAAAGGGACGTTCACCGTCGCTAGGGCAACCTCTTCGATGTTGTCCAACCAACTGTCAAACGGTTTCACGCCACCTTTGTTGACCCGTTCCGCTTCCCATGCCAACCAGTAGACATGTTCCTGTTTCTGCTCTTTCGTGAACGCAGCAGACAAACCGATTTTGAAATGACGTTCAAACGCCACGATGGTTTTCGGTTTGATCGGGAACGTGTCCTGTGTCTGGTCGTCACGGGTCACCGTGACTTCCCACCTAACATTCATGGGCAGTACCTCTCAGTTGAGTTGATTACGAGGTGGCAACAGTGATGGAGCCGGATACCGGCCACGTCACCGAAGCGGTAGCGAGATCGCCAACCGAACCGTTCAACAACGGCCACTCGGTCACGAGCACCGTCATCGTGTACGACGGGTTCGTGGACGACGTGGTTTCGTTGACGGGCTTCACAACCAGCGTGGTCGTTCCGGACAGCAACGGGTAGATGGTGGCGTGCACCTCGGTCGCTGCGAAGTCCTCGTGGAAGTCCAACGAAACGGAGTGGTCGCCGAGACCGGCGACACGGGTGACAGCGGTGTCACCGAACGCTGTGGTGGCGACCTCAGCGTAGGACTCGCTGACGGTCACTGAGGCGACATGATCGGCGAGACTGACCGAGTTGATTTGGATCTCAGGATTCGTCAGAACGAACTTTGCCATGATTGTTACTTCTCCTCGTCGGAAGTGTCAGGGGTTGTGTCGGCCTCAACAGCCTTTGCCGGGGCCGGTTTCACGGCCTTCACCGGAGCAAGATGCCCCGATGACATCAAGTGTGCCACATTCACACCGTCCAAATCGTCACCATCAACGACGCCACCGGGCGCAACTCCGGCAACCTTGTGTGATCCGACAACCTTGAACTTTGCCATCTTCAACCTCTTAGGCGTGAACTAGCACTTGGAAATCTACCGCCAGATAATCGGCGTCACCTGACGATACCATACGAATGTTGTCAGCGTTCTGAACGATGCAGGTTTGCGCTGCCCCACCCAACGTCCGATCGGCTTCGATCGCAGCACGCACCGACGACGCACCATCGTAAGCCATGTACGCATAGAGGTTTTTCTGGGATGCTCGTTCCGATGCACGACCGACAACCACAGTCACGATGTAGGTCATCTGCACGTCACCACCAGCAAACCCGTTCCAATATGAAACGGTCTGTGGGGCAACGAACGAGCATGGGACTGCGAACGTGTCCGGAATGTGATCGAACACTCGGAGACCGGTGATGGTCGCCAACCGTGCTTCCAATCCGTCAGCGATCTGAATCAGGGTGCCAGCCATCAGGCTACCTGCACCTGCTCTTTCCGATATGGGGCAAGCAACGCCATCGCCACCGGATGCATCGCCTGACGCAACCGCATAATCCCGATGTCACCGAATCCGGCGATACCCAACGGTGCTTCAGCCGACTTGAAGATCGACACACCTTGAATCTGTGCAGCCTGCTCCACCGGATGCGGAACATAGTCGGCAATGGCGTCAGGGTTTGCCCAACCCCAACGGGCAGTCACCTGTACCAACGCCTGCCCGTAATCGAACGGGAACTCACGAGATTTGATCGCACGGATTCGGGTGTATGGCCAGTTCTGCCCACCCAACTTTCCGTTCAACGGCTCCAACTGATAGTCGGTCGAAGCCCACGTTGTTTCAAACACCCCGTCAGCATCTTCATCGGTTTTCACGATCAAACCGGTGGCAGTGGAGATGTCATCAACTTCAACGAGGAATGGGGTCGAAGCAACATAGGTGCGTGCGCTCACTGTTGCCTGTTGTACGAAATGACGGTTGCAGTATGCCTGCACCATTTGGGTGGCTGCGTCCGCAGCCATCGTCAACCGGTTGTCATCGGTCGTGTCAGCAGTGGCGATCCCCAAGATCTCTTTCAGATCGTCCTCTGTCACTAGCCGGTCAGTTAGATGCGCCATCAGTCCACCTCAGGTTTGTACGCCACGCACCGGATGTCTGCCGGTCGGCGTTGCACATCCACACGATAGCGCACGAACCCTGCCCCACTGAGCCAGTCCGTCAGATCATCCGGATGAATGTTGGCGTAATGCTCACCGGGCTGCAACCCTTTCCCATCGACAGCGGAATGAGATGCTCTGCCCGGTCCGGCAGCAGTCATCACAAACAACCCACCGGGCTTCAACATGTCGAACACTTGGAACACCACGTCACGGGCACGAGGAGTGTGCTCCAACATTTCCGTGGACACCACACAATCCACTGGTTCATCTGGCAGATAGTCGGCTGCGTCACACACCACATCAACACCGTCACCGGCACCGATATCCACTCCGATGTAGGTGTCACAGTCGAACAGCCAGCGGACTGATCCGTTCACATCACGGGCACCCAACTCCACGACGGAATCGAACTCCATTCCGTCAATGTTGTCGGACACCCACCGCAACGACTGTTCATGCATCTGAGAACGCTCCCGACCGTTTCACCCACAACTGGCGATCCATCTGATTTGATGACTGACCCAACTGGTACACATCATCCTGTAAACCTTTGTTGAAGATCGGATGCATGTGCTCAATGATGGCACGAGGAGCGAACGCAAACTGGCCTGCCTTCCGAGCAACAGCAGTCCACTCGTTGTCCACATACCAATGACCGTACCCCTCATGACATACCGTGCCGGGACCATCCCACGACGCACCATGCGAATCCAACCACCAACGGGCAATCATCGGATGCGTCGCATGGCTCCCTTGCATCACCGACCTATTCCCCAGATCATTCGTGGACACGAACGCTGCCGACTGGCCAACCCACAACGCTTCCTCAGCCCAACCCGGAAAGAAACGCACATCGTCACCGATGAACAGACACCACGGCTCATCAGTCTCCCGATAGCCAAGATTGCATTTCGTGGCGAACGTCCGTGAATCCGAATAGTTCACAATCATGTGACAATCAGGATTGTCCATGACGGCTTCCATCTCAGCCTCATCGTCATGATCGACAACAAGGTAGATGTCGGCAAGATCGGTGGATGCGTGCAACGATGCGACGAGCCGATCGACGTTCTGTGGTCGTCGCATCACCGGGACGATGACTGCGATGTCACGCACCGGGGATCGATTCCAACCGGTCGTAGATGCGTTCATCCAACCACATGTGTTTCAGATGGGTTGTCTTGACTCCGGTGTGAACATGCACCGGAATCTCCAAAGCGTTGGCACGGGTACACAACGACAGATCCTCACTGATCCATGTGTTCGTCGTGTGGTTGAAGATCGGCGAATACCATGACGCACCGTACTCGGCTTCAATCCGTTGGAACACCGACTTGTGAATCAACAGGAACGCAGAGCCAGTCGCAGCGCACTGCAACAGTTGATCACGCTCATACTCTTTCCGGACAGTGAATCCGTGTTGCTCACCGTTGTCGTACCAGTCGAAGATGGTGGGTGCTGGTTCGATCAGATAGCCACCGACACCATCGACACCTACTTCACGGTTCATGAAGCAGAGTCCACCGACGATCGGTCGTTGTTCTGGGTCGGCGGCTTCCATCAATCGGTCAACAGCGTTGGCTTCAAATCCCATGTCGGTGTCGATCCACAACATCCAATCGACGTGTGGCATGTCGTGGGTGAACTGTCGTGCGCTGTCGTTGCGTGCTTGGACGATGCCACCGGTCCCGTATTTGGTTGCGAGCCAACCACCACCGATCACTCTCTGGTTGTTCGCTACGTCGTAGGCGATGAGAGCCATCAATGACTGATGCCATGAGTGGGCGACTTCCAGCCCGTGAACGTAGGACACGCACACCTTGTCTGGGCGGCGGTTCGGGAACTCGCCGGGTTTCCCTTTCACGACTCGTTGACGGGGGCAGTCGTGGTGTCGGTCTTGCGTGGGCGACCGGCCTTCCGCTTCTCGCCGGGTGCCGACGTTGCCTGCTCCACGGTTCGCACCTGACGATCTCCTGCGTCCAGATGACGGAACAGGTCAGGTCGGAAGATGACGAACGGATCGTTGGCATCCCAGACGACACCTTCGGTGAGTCTGACTCGGACACCGTTCTGGTCGGCGGTGGTGCAGTTTGCTGCTGCGACGACGTGTGCCATGTTGATTGTCTCCTGTTGGCAGTGGTTGGGCAGGTGCCCAACCCGACATGACTGCCCACATGCCGGGTTGGGCGAACACATTGGTGCCCGAATGGTAACAGAAAAAGGTCGGGGTGCCGAAACACCCCGACCTTCTCTGATGTGTACCGGCGTCGCCGGTCAGAATCACTGGTTCTGCAAGAGGCGGAACCCGAGATCGTTGACCGAATCGAAACCGTGACGGGCGGTGGCGTACCAACCACGCTGTCCGGTCGGACGACCGTTGGTCGTTCCGAACAGGTGGGGGATCAGTTCCACGCTCATGCCAGCACGCTGGGCGACGAGGAAGTTGGAGAAGTCACCCACGACGAGGATGTTCGCAGCACCAGTGGTGCCGGTGAACTCCGGAGCGTAGTCGGTGGTCCGGATCGGACGACCGAACAGGGTGCCGATACCACCGGCCTGCAGATCCACCGTGTAGTAGGCGGAGTCAGCACCAGCAGCGAAGGTGCGGATCTCGTTCTCCACGTCGGTGTTCATGATCCAAGTGGCGTTGGCACGGTAACGCTCGGGGAGCGACTTCCACACCTTCAACACGTCTACCGCACCGAAGGCACCGTCAGTGGTGACGACGACTTCGACGTTGGTGTTGGCGTCAAGGGCGGTGAACACACCGGTCGGGCTGTTGGAGCCGGAACCGGTGATCGTCTGCGACGCAACGAGGTCGATGTAACCCTGATCCAGCAGGCGACGCATCTCAGCGGCGAACGCCGGGTAGTCATCGCCAACCTCAACCGAGTAGGGGATGAAGCCACGGGCGGTGTAGACGGGGACGGTCGGCTGGGCGAGCGTCGGGGCGTCGTCGGACACCTCGGCACCCTCGGAGTCGTATGAGAACGACACGCCAGCGGACGAAACACCCTTCCACTCGTCGGTGGTGATGGTCACGACACGGGCGAGGTCCAGAACCGGAGCAGCAGCAGCACCGCTGGTCAGGATGATGGACGGGTCGATGAGGACGGGGATGCCGAAACCGCCAGCGGTGTCGGTGCCCTCGCTCATCGCACGGTACTCGTCAAGCGCACGGGCCTCCTCGGAGGTGAACGCCGGAGCGGTGTGCGTGACACCCTTCATGAAGGCGGACCGGTAGGCGTCGTTCTCGGTGAGGACGAGACGCTTGGCGATCTGCGTTCCGTCGCAGTTGCCGTTCCGGGTGCGGACAAGGCTCTCAACGTGATCGCCGTTCCGGGCCGGAAGGTTCTTGCCGTCACGATCAATGATCGCAAGCGCAGCGTCACGAACCTGCTGACGGGAAGCGGTCGAAACGTCAAGCGAGGTCTCGGTGCGCTTCATGATCTGGGGGGCGTCGTAACCGGCGGCACGCTCAACGACGGCATCACGGGCAGCAGCGACACGAGCCTGACGCTCAACGAGGGCGTCGTACTCGGCCTTGCGAGCCTCATGCTCGGTCAGCGCAGCATCCAGTTCGGCATCTTCCTCGGGCGTGATCTGGTCACGCTCGGAAAGGTCAACAATACGGGAACGCAGTTCCTCAACGGCAACTGCGAGATCGTCAATCTTTGACATGGTTCACTCTCTCTCAGAGTCCAGCCAACACCCGGAGGGCGTGGCGTTGTGTACGGGTTCTGGTTGGAACGTGACCGTCGGTCGGGGTTCCTGCTTCGGACGAGTGGAGCGAATCCGGGTCGTCTTGTTCGATTTCAGCGAGCGACGCAAGGTCGGTGCCTGCCGCCAGAATAGTCGCAATCTCCCCACGGATTTCTGCATCCTCTAACGCAGACAACACGGCACGACTGCGAACACCAACCGAAGTCTGTTCATAGGCAGGGAACACGACCGGCCCAACCTCATACAACTCAACTTCACGGATGGTGCGCTCTTCCATTCCGTCGTTCCGTGACCGTTCCCACGACTCATCCAGAATGCGGAAACGGAACGACATGCCGGTGATGCCACCGTCACGGATCGCATCACGAACCGGTTGCACCAACCAGTTGTCGGACAGACGTGCCTTCACCCGAAGCCCATGATCGTCCTCGGAGATGTTCGTGATTCGTCCGAGTGGGATTGATCCGATGAGGGGATGTGAGCCGTGGTCGAACTGGAGGATCGGCATCCGCATTCCCAACGTCCGCTTGAACGCACCGGGGGCGATCCGTTCACGGTACACACCGACAGCATCTTCAATGTTGGTCCATTGATCGAACACGGCACCGTAGCCGTCCAACGTCAAACCATCTGCGGACTTCTCAACCCGGAACTCCAGATGGCGAACCAGATTGTCGGTGTCACGTTTCTGCATCGTTGCCGTCATCGCATTATCTCTCTCGTTCTGGATTTGTTCGGCTTTCCTTGCGAACCATTGACGGGCAGGCTCAGGGTTCAAAGGGTCAATGCCCCAAAGATAGTGTGCCACAGCACCGTTACCGGGAAAGCCATCATCATCCGGATCGGTGTTCGATGACGCTTCCAAATCGACAGCGTGTCGTGCAGCCCACGCATTAGCACGCACCACCTTGTCCTCGGAGATCACACCGTCAGCCATCTGACGTGCCTCACGGATCGTCTGGTCGGTAAGTCCGTCACCACCGAAACCTTCGCCACGCAACTCCAACCCACGAGCAGCAGCGTTCATGATGTATTCCGGAGGATCAGTATCAACCTGACGTGACATCTCCTCCTCAGGTGACGGTTCCGGCAACGGATCAATCTTGGCGAGCGTGGAGAACCGGTGACCCACCAACACTTCGGTTTCCATCCAACCGTCACGCACCTGCTCATAGATACGGATCAACGCTGCTGGATCTTCCGGATCGGCATTGATGGAGAAATCGGAACCGGGGACACCCAACACACCTTCGGTCATCACATGCTCAACCCGGCCACGAGCCATCCCACCAGACGAATCCCACTCAACGAAATCGCCTTCGGTCAACTCGTCAGGTTCCGCACGCATCTCGGAACGCTCACCACCGGGTTCCACATCCTCAGCAATCGACAGAGCAACCATCTGATCAATCGCATCCTGTTTCGTCAGATGGCAACCCATCACCTCACCGTCATCTTTCACGGTCGCCCAACCAGAACAGTCAGCGTTATCGGACTCAATGAAATATGGCATCAGGCTTCACCACCATCAACAACTTCCTGACCGGGCAATGGAGGTTGCAACTGGACCGAATACAACCCGGTGTGCTCCAACATCTGATAGTTGCCAGTCGTGACAGCATCAACCACGGTCGCCGGTTGGAACCCGGCACGAATCAATGACTCAATCGTCAACGCCTCACGAGATTTGATCTCAGCCTCATCACGCACATCCTCTTGCAGGAACGACACGTCACGGTCGTCATACCAGAGACGCACGGTCGGATCTGGCAACTCCAACAACCCTTGCAACGCAGCAGCAGCGTTGCGCCACAACGGACGGATCGTGCCGTCAGCGAACCGGCGACGGGCTGCAACATAGTTGCCCGAGTTCAACGACGAACCAGCAAGCCCTTCCGAGATACCGAGATACGACGCAGGCACACCAGCCGCAGCAGCAATCCGAGTCTCACCGGCACCCTGCACATTCTTCAGATTCAGTTGATCGAAGTTCGCACCGACCACCTTCACATCTGCGCCACCACCCAGATACAACGTCTTGAACGCCTTATCAGCACCACGATGTGACGCATCCATACGTTGCACGAAAGTTTCAAACGCCTCTTTCGTGATCGACGGATCGAACGACACCACCATGTTCGGGGTCGCAGAGTTCCGCATGAACGAATGCTTGTAGGTAGAGAACTCGTCATCGGCAATGGCGTCCGACAGGATCGTTGACAGCCATGTGCGACCACGGAACGGATGCATCGGATCTGGCAACGGTTTGAAATGGCAAACCTCTTCAGGGAGGAACATCGCCAACTCCTGTTGGCCATCATCCAACACTGCGTAGCCGACAAGTTCCTGACCGTAAGGCAACCCGGTCGTCTCATCATTCACCGAACCCGTCAACACCATCACACGGGCAGGATTCAAACGCACCAACTCGTCACCGACACCACGACCACGACGCCTCACCCAATACGAGTTCCCGAACAGATCAGCATCAACCAACATGCGAGCCAACAGATCACCAGTCGTGCCACCAACCCACGGAGACTCCAACAACGCCAACTCGGTGTTCCCAAACAACTGGCCGGGACGACCATCACGGAACGGTTGCCACTGGAACCGCACCTCAGAGAACACCAACATGCGAGCATGAATCGCAGCAGCAACGATCGGATTCTTTTGACCTTGCAACGCAGTCAACTCGGCAGGATTCACCACCGGCGACACATACCGTTGCCCGTTGAAAGCGAACTGTTCAAAGAGACGCAGATAGTCGTTCCAAGACAACCCGACCGAACGAGCCTCAGACCTACCGAACAGATTTGCCAACGCCATCAGTCACGCTCCAACGACACACCGAACAGCACCGCACCAACACCAGCCACAATCAACCCTGCGGACAAAGACGCAATACCGGCACCTATGGACATCGACACTACACCGAACGCCTGCAACAAAATCGCCACCCGAACCTTCGACACCACTCACTCCTAACCGAACGATGCCCACAACTCGGCAGGCACTCCACTCTCAGGTTTGCTATTCGCCCGATGATAGGCGATACACAACGCAACCGCAGCGTCAATCTTTCCTCGGCTCTTACCCTTCGACAACGTGAACCCGGTCTCGTTCATCTTCGGGATCGCATTCAACACATGAGCCGTGAACGCAGCATCAGCATTATGCGACAACTCGCCACGCTTGATCGCTTCAAACGTCGCACCCACAGCCGGAGTCATCCGCTGCAACGACTGAGGGATCTCCACCAGAGGGTAACCCTCATCCAACAACATCTGAGCAGGCAAATCAAAAAACCGTGGGTCGAACGACACCTCACGCACATCGAACCGGGCACCCAGATCACGGATCGTCTGCATCACATCAGACACATCCAACCTGCCGTCACCAGTCGGATTCCAAATCTTCGCATCAGCGTGCCACCGGCCATCCTCACGTTGCTGCACCCACACCACCGCAGTCGAATCATGCTTCAACGCAACGTCAACACCAACCCACGTCGGCGCACCATCAACCATCTCAAACGGATCTTCCAACTCGTCCCACACCCGTTTCCCGTCATCACCCAACCAACACTCCGTCCCCTCATGCCACTGACCCAAACGGAAGATCCGGAAATGCGACTCAGGAGACATCGCCACCGCAGTCTCCAACGCACCACGATTCATGAACCCCTCACCCAACGCCGGGTTCGCCTTCAACCACTGATCCTCATCCAACACGTCACAACCCTCATCAGCAGCGAACTCCGTGAACCGGAACCCCGGAGGCAACGCACCATGACGCACACGTTCACGCATATGCCACAACGCATTGTTCTTCTCAAACCCCGGAGTGCCAATCCCAACCATCAACGACCGGGGACGCTTACCCGAAGCCAACAACATCGAATCCCACGACGTGATCGGCATGAACCCGATCTCATCCACAATCCCCAACGACGGATCCAAACCCTGCAACCCGTCAGGATCGTTCGACTTCGGAAACATCTCACCATGATTCAACGGAGTCACAATCTTCTGACCGC